TCAAGGTGCTGCTGTTCAACACATCTGGATCGAGGGTGAGCGGCGGGTTCAGCTGGAGTGCTAGAGGCGTCTGATGGCTAACTGGTCGAACCCGGTGCTGACCAGCACCTACACCAACTTCGTGACGGAGGTGAAGGACCGGGACTCAGACCTGGCCCTGCAGTTCGACGGCACCACGTCCACGAACCTCCCGACTGGCGCGATCCGCTGGAACAGCAGCGTCAATCGCTGGCAAAAATGGTCGGGCTCGGCCTGGGGCGAACTCACCACCACCTACGCCCTGACGGGCCTGAGCACCACAGGGGCCGCCTCGATCGGCACCACGCTCACGGTGACAGGCGTGGCCAGCCTGAACGGCGGCGGCACCAGTACCACTCCGGCGAATGGCGACAACAGCACTGCCATCGCGACCACGGCCTGGGTGCGGAACCAGGCCTACGCCACGCTCGCCAGCCCAGCGCTCACCGGCACCCCTACGGCGCCCACGGCGGCTGTCAGCACGAACACGACGCAGGTGGCCACCACTGCGTTCACTCTCGCCCAGATCTCCAACGATGCCGTCCTGAAGTCGGGCGGCACGATGACCGGGGCGCTCACCCTATCTGGCGACCCGACCGCCGACTTGCAGGCCACCCCTCGCCAGTGGGTCGAGGCCATGCCGGCAAAGCGGTCGGCCCGAGTGACGACGACGGCAGCACTCACGGTGACGGCCACCACCAGCACACTCACCAACTCCGGCACGCTGGCAGCAATCACGATCGATGGCCTGGCCCTGAGCGTCGGCGATCGGGTGCTGGTGAAAGATCAGGCCGCGACAGCACAGAACGGCATCTACACCGTCACCACGATCGGCTCGGTGTCGGTGGCATGGGTGCTGACTCGAGCTACGGATTCGGACTCCTGGACCGACTTGACGGGCGCCTTCGTCATGGTCGAGCAGGGCACATCCAACGACGACACCTCCTGGCTGTGCGAGATTGCCAGAGGCGGCACCCTGGGCACCACGGCCATCACCTGGCAGCTGGTGAGCAACGCGCAGCTCGCGGCCCTGGGCGCCCTGGCGACTGCCGGCCTGGTCACGCGCACGGCGGCCGACACCATCGCGGCTCGCTCGATCGGCGTATCAGGCACGGGCTTGAGCGTCAGCAATGCAGACGGCGTGGCGGGCAACCCCACGGTGACCAGTAACGCCACCAACGCCAACACGGCGAGCACGATCGTCGCTCGCGACGCTTCTGGTAACTTCGCTGCCGGCACGCTGACGCTGACGTCGTTCAACTACTCGGGCAACCCCATCACCACGTCGACCGGAGCAGTTCAGCTACCCTTCGGCACCACAGCCCAGCGCCCCACGGCGGCCACCGGCCAGATCCGCTACAACAGCACGCTTGGCCAGTTCGAGGGCTACAACGGCACCGCCTGGGGGACAATCGGTGGTGGAGCGACGGGAGCGGGCGGCGACGTGGTGTTTCTGGAGAATGGCCAGACCGTCACCACCAGCTACACTTTGACCACCGGTCGGAACGCCGTGAGCGCGGGGCCAATCACGATCAACAGTGGCGCGACTGTCACCGTTCCATCCGGCGCCAGCTGGGTGATCGTCTAACCCGAAAGGATCATGCCAATCACCATCGACGGATCTGGGAGCATGAGCGGGGGCAGCGCCTCCGTGCTGGAGACACTACAAGCGTCGACCAGCGGGACAGCGGTCAGCTTTAACGCTGTTCCGAGCTGGGTTCGGCGCATCACAATTTCACTGGCCGGCGTGTCCACAAGTGGAACTTCTGTTGTCATTGTGCAGCTTGGTTCTACTTCTTACGCAACAAGTGGTTATCTGTGTGGCGCTGCTGGCAACTCAAGTGGAGTCGCAAACGCAAACTATACAACTGGCTTCGGAATTGAGGCCGGAGCAAGTATTGCCGTGGCGGCAGCTGTCAGGCATGGCGTGATCACTATTGCAAGCCTAGGCGGCAACACATGGGCTGCATCTGGAGTGGTTGGTTACTCAAACGCTGCCAGCAGCAGCTTTTTCGGTGGATCGATTGCACTCGCTGGCGTGCTTGATCGCGTCCGCTTGACCACAGTCAACGGCACCGACACATTCGACGCCGGCTCCGTAAACCTTCTCTACGAGTAAATCCATGACGCTAAGAATCAACGGCTCAAGTTCTGGTTATACCGAAGTCGACGCTCCAGCCGTCGCTGGGAATAACACGTTGCTGCTACCCGGCAACAACGGTAGCAATCGTCAGTCGATGATCACTGATGGTGCCGGAAACTTGAGCTTTGCGTGGGATGCGGGAAGTCTGCTTTACCGGCTCAACTCTCAAGTCAATGGCTCAAACGTTTCCACGGTTCAGTCTGTCTTTGGCGTTGGCGTAACGCTGGCGTCGTCAACGGTCTACGCTTTTGACGCTCTCTATATTTTCCTGAAAGCGGTTGGCGCCACGTCCCATACCGTTAACGCTCTGTTTGGCGGAACTGCAACAATCAACAACATCCTCTGGAGTGGATCTGGAACGGTGTCGACGGCGGCGGGAGGATTGCCGCTCAGTGTCAGTTCTGGTACTCAGGCAATTCTCACGATCATGAGCAACTCTGCCACGACAAGCCTGGCCGCTACGCCAAGTATCGCCAATGCTGTCGCAGCCGTGTCCGTGCAGCTGCGCGGCACCGTTTCTATCAATGCTGGTGGCACCTTCATTCCGCAGTACCAGCTCAGTGCAGCTCCTGGCGGCGCTTACGGCACTGCGGTCGGAAGCTACATTCGGTTCATGCCAATCGGCGCGGCCGGCAGCAACTCCTCTCAAGGCACCTGGGCTTGATCCATGAGCACACTTCGCGTTTCCAACCTCCAGGACACAGCAGGCAGTAACAACAGCACGCCGGCCGCCATCGCCAACGGCATCGCCAAGGCGTGGGTGAACTTCAACGGAACTGGCACCATTGCTATTGGTGCCAGTTACAACGTCAGTAGCATCACAGACAATGGAGTTGGTGATTACAGCGTCAACTTTACAACCGCTCTCGCTGACACAAGCTATGCTTTCTCGCTTGACGCTCAGACGGCCTCTGCAGGCTCGGCTGCCTATGGATATGAAACATGGTCAACAGCTGTCAGTACCACATCGCTTAGAGTAAGATTCACCACCAACACCAACGGCGGAACGACAGCCGCAGACTCGTCCCTTTTCAACGTCATGGTATTCCGTTGAACACAATGAACCAACGCATCATCTACTCCACTCCCGATGGCGGCATTGCCGTTATCACCCCCACCGGCAGCTTGCCGATCGAGCAGGTACTCGCGAAGGATGTCCCTAGCGGCGCCACCGGGATCATCGTCGAGGCCGACGCCATTCCCTCCGATCGCTCATTTCGTGGTGCCTGGACACGCGACGGTGCAGCAATCACGCACGACATGGCCAAGGCTCGCGAGATCCATCGCGACCGAATCCGCGCCGCTCGCGATCCGAAGCTCACGGCCCTTGACGTCGCCGTGCAGCGCGAACTGGAGAAGCCCAACCCGAACACCGCCCAGATCTTCGCCCAGAAGCAGTCGTTGCGCGATGCGCCGGCCAACCCGGCGATCAATGCGGCGACCACCATCAGCCAGCTGAAGGCCGCCTGGGACGCTACCCTTCTCGGGCCGAGCCCCTACTGATGCCCGATCTCAAGCAGCAACTCACCGAGCTGATTGACGCCTTCGCCACGGCGCGAAGCACCGGCAACCAGCTCCTCACTCAGCAGTCCGCTCAAGCGCTGGTGCAGTTCCTTGAGGGCGTGAGCATCACCCTGGTCAAGCTGGAGGAGAACGATGGCAGCGAAGGCTAAGACGGGCTCTCTCGGCCTCAGCGGGCACACGCCTAGGCCGCCGAAGACAACCAGCCAGGGCCAGGGGCAGCGCAGCCGGCCAAAGCGGAGAGGCCGCAAGAAATCGCGTGGCCAGGGCCGGTAGCCCGTGAAAACCGAAGAAGTTGCGCCGTTGCGCCGGCAGCGAAAGCCGCGCAACGTGCCGTGACTAGGATCTGGGGATCGCGCAAAGCTCCATGGAAGTCGAGGTGTCACACGCTGAGATCTACCGAGAGCTTGGCGTTCTGCAGGGCAAAATGGACACACTGATCTTGAGCCGGTCGAAGGACGACCAGGAGCGAGCCGACATCTTCAGGCGAGTCGGCGCCCTTGAGAACCGGATGGCGCAGGTGGTGATCCTGGCGGTTCTCGCTGGCCTCGTGCTGCCGGCGGTTGTCAGCTGGATCACAGACGTTGCTCGCGACACGCAGCCGCAGATCGAGCAGAGCAGGTAGCCTTGGAGGGCATTCCACGATGAACATGAACGGTCACTTTGTCGAGTACGCCGGCCTCGCGCTCTTCGTCGCCAGCGAGCTGGTCGGCATGAGCAAGCTGCGCTCCAACAGCGTTCTGCAGTTGATCATCGCTGCTGGGAGGCGGGCCTTTCCCTACAAGTCGCTGCGCTGACATGGCGCCACGCCTGACCGAGTACGTCAAGCACACCGATCTGAGCCTCCCCCAACACCAGGCGTTCTGGGAAGAGGTTCAGCGCAAGCTGCCTGCTGGCGCACTTGATGAAGGCGGTGACCTGCGGTCCCTGTGGGTGTCGGCGCCTCGTTGCAAGCCTCGCGAGCTGGTATCGACTACGCAGGCCAAGGTTGTCTTTCTGCGCGAGCCCACCTCGGCGCAGATGGCCGACCTGAACGCCTGCCTCGATCGATTCCAGATCAACACGGCGCCACGCATCCGGCACTTCCTCGCCCAGGTGGGGCACGAGTCCGGTGGTCTTCGCTGGATGCGCGAGATCGCTTCCGGCAGCTCCTACGAGGGGCGCAAGGATCTGGGCAATACCCAGCCGGGAGACGGCGTGCGCTTTAAGGGTGCTGGCGCCCTGCAGATCACCGGCCGCTTCAACTACCAGCGCCTGGCGGACTTCCTGAAGGATCAGCAGGTGATGGAAGGCTGCACCTATGTCTCGGTCGTCTATCCGTTCACCTCCGCCGGTTTCTGGTGGCACATGAACAGCATGAACGTGATGGTCGACCAGGGTGCCAGCTGCCGGCAGATCTCGGCGAGGGTCAACGGCAGGGATCCGGCGAACGGGCTCACCGATCGCCAGAACTACTATGCGAGAGCCCTTGAAGCCATCCAGTGATGATCGGCCCCACAAAGCGTCCGCAGGATTTCGGCTTCAAGGCCGGTGATCACCACATCGTGGTGAACGATGTCTCCGAAACGGCCAAGGCGTTCTCATTTGACGGCAGGTTGCTGTGGGAGCTGCCGGCGCTGGCGCGCGGCCAGGGCAGCGACTACGAGTTCAAGCTGGCGCGCACCGACACGCCGCCTGGGCTCTACGTGGTCGGCCGGGTCTATCGCGATTTCGACGACCTCGGCCCTAACGCTCCCTACAGTCGCGAGCTGATGGCCTATGGCTGGTACAGCTTCGACCTGATCGAACTGGAAGACCAGGAGGCCCTCTATGGCCGCGCCGGGATCATGGTGCATGGCGGAGGCTCGGCATGTGGCTGGCCTGGCGCCTGGAGGCCCATGCAGCCCCTCTACGCCACGCACGGCTGCGTCCGCATGCACAACCAGCACCTGCGTGACCACCTGCTGCCTCTGACGAAGTCGGGCGAGGTGTTTGTGTCGGTCTACCAGGAGGGCTGATTGTTTCAGTCGGTGAAGGGGATGCTGGCCGGGAGCGCTCGCAGATAGCCTGACGAGGCCCCACAACCACCTGCCTTGATCCTTCCCGACGTGGAGATCCGGCGGCTGTGCGAGTACGACCAGATGATCGTGCCGTTCTGCCTGGATCAGCTGAACCCCGCCAGCTACGACCTGCTTCTCGGCAACGAGATCATGGTCGAGAGCGCCGTCAGCGACGAGCTGGTGCGCATTGACATCAGCAGCTGCACCGAAGACGACCCCTATCTGGTCCGGCCCGGTCAGTGGCTGCTCGCCGAAACCTGGGAGACATTCAACATGCCCGACGACGTGGCCGGGCTGTTCTTCCTGAAGAGCAGCCGTGCCCGCGAGGGCCTCGAGCACAGTCACGCCGGCTTCGCCGACCCGCAGTGGAACGGGTCGAAGCTCACCCTGGAACTGACCAATGCCAGGCAGCTGCGAAAGCTCCCGATCTGGCCAGGCAAGAAGATCGGCCAGATGGTGTTTTTTCTCACCGCCGGCAAGCCAAAGATCTCCTACGCCCAAGTCGGCCACTACAACCACCAGCCCTGCGTGATGCCGTCATGGGAGTCGAACTGATCCACTGCACCCCTGGCGCCGAGCGGCTCATCGTGAAGATGGCCAGGGTCAGCAATCCTGGAAACGAGAACAACATCGAGACGGCTCCTCGACTGCTGCACTACCTGATTAAAAACAAGCATTGGAGCCCATTTGAAATGGCCTCGATGTGCGTCAAAATCGACACTCAACGCGACATCGCCGCCCAGATCCTCCGGCACCGGTCATTCTCCTTCCAGGAGTTCAGCACCCGCTACGCCGTGGCACAAGACGCCGCCATCCCCGATCTCCGGCGGCAGGACATGAAGAACCGGCAGAACAGCATCGACGATCTCTCGCCAGACGTGACGCGAGATCTGCTTCAGCGGGTTCGCCTGCTTTTCGGCGAGTCGAGCAAGCTCTACAACGACATGCTCGACCAAGGAATCGCAAAGGAAACGGCGAGGCGCATCTTGCCGCTTAGCACGCAGACCACGCTCTACATGCACGGCACTCTGCGATCCTGGATCCATTACATGGACGTGCGCTGCGACCTCTCGACCCAGCTTGAGCACCGGAAGATCGCCGATGAAGTCCGGCGCGTCTTCGTCCCCCAGTTCCCCATAATCGGGGAGGCTCTCTACGGCATCCAGGCCTGACCAACGCCCATCGCCCGGCCCCCTCCCGGCCGGGCTTCGTTTTCGCTGCACGCACCCTGATGTTCCCGATCACCGCACCCGCCGCAAACCCGGTCTTCTACCGGACCTACTCCCGCAAGCGCCCAGAGGGGCGCGAGAGCTGGCATGAAGTCACCCAGCGCACCGTCGACGGCCTGGCAAAGCTTGGCCGGCTCACTGAGCAAGAAGCCCACCTGATCCGACAGCAGCAGGAGCAGCTGCGCTGCCTCCCCTCCGGCCGCTGGCTGTGGGTGGGCGGCACCGAGTGGATCGAGCGCCCTGAGAACTTCTCCGGCGCCTACAACTGCACCTCCACCAACCTGGTGGACTGGCAGGCCTTCGCGCTGATGATGGACCTGGCGATGATGGGCTCCGGCACTGGGGCGATCATCGAGCCTAGGCTCATCGACCAGCTGCCGGTGATCAGGAATCGCCTGGTGATCGATGGCGTCACCGAGATCGGCTTCAAGCCCGAGAGCGAGCGCAACGACGAAACGTGCGTTTCAATCAAGGGCAACAGCGTCGTCGTCGAGGTGGGTGACAGCCGGGCCGGCTGGGTCCAGAGCTACGCCGCCCTGCTTGAGCTGGCCTCGTCCGACCAGTTCACAGGCGACGTGGTGGTGACCGTCGACCTGAGCAACATCCGCCCGGCCGGCTCGAGCCTGAAGGGCTTCGGCGGCATGGCCAACCCTGCTCGGCTGCCCGACCTCTACTACCGGGTGGCCCGGATCCTGTCGAAGGCCCAGGGACGCCAACTGACCTCCGTGGAGTGCTGCCTGCTGATTGACGAGGCCGCCGTCACGATCGTGGCTGGCAACATCCGTCGCAGCGCCGGCATGCGGCAGTTCGATGCCCACGACACCGACGCCTCCAACGCAAAGGACGGCCTGTGGATCGAGGGCGCCGATGGTGCCTGGCGCATCGACCCCGAGCGGGATGCCCTGCGCATGGCCAACCACACAAGGGTGTTCCACGAGCGGCCCGACTACGCCACCGTGCTGTCCTCCGTGCGCAAGCAGTTCCACTCTGGCGAGGGCGCCATCCAGTTCGCCCCGGAGGCCATCGCTCGATCGAACCGCGATCTGTTGTCCAGCGACCAGCTGCGCCGGGGGTTGGTGAACGTCTACTGCGATGAGGGCAAAACGGCCGCCGCAAGCATGCTGCTCAGTATCCGCCCGGAAATGGACGCGGCCGAACTGGAACATCGCCTCGGCCGATACGGACTCAACCCCTGCGGCGAGATCATCGGCTCGGACTTCCACTGCAACCTGTCTGAGATCCACCTGAACCAGATCGACCCCACCGATCGCCAGGGGCAGATCGATGCGTTCCGGGCCGGTGGCTTGGCTGTCGCCGCGCTGCTCCACCACCAGTTCGTGGTCGAGCGCTACCAGGCCAGCCGCGACATGGATCCGATCGTCGGAGTGAGTTTCACGGGCCTGTTCGACTTCTTCGTGCACGCCTTCGGCACGCCCTGGCTCGAGTGGTTCGTCGCCGGCCGCCCCGACACCGAGGAAGGTCGGGCCTATCGAGCCGCCGAGGCGAGCTATCTGATCGGCTGGCGCAGCACCGTCGAGGCCACTGTCTGGGAATACTGCGACCGCCACGGCCTCAAGCGCCCCAACCGCTGCACCACCGTGCAGCCCGCCGGGACCAAGAGCCTGCTGACGGGAGCCTCGCCCGGCTGGCACCCCCCGAAGGCTCAACGCTTCATTCGTCGCATCACCTTCCGCAAGGATGACCCTGTGGCGCTTGCCTGCCTAGACTTCGGCTACACCGTGGTCCCTAGCCAGTCGGACAAGGACGAGACGGGCCGGCTGCTCGATGATCCGTTTGATCCCCGCTGCACCGAGTGGTTGGTGGAGATCCCCACTGCCGTCAGCTGGGCCGACCTGCCAGGTGCTGATCGGGTCGACATCAGCGCCATTCCAGCGCTGGCTCAGTTTGATTTCTACATGCAGGTGCAGCGCTACTACACCACGCACAACACCTCGGCCACGATCGAATTCCGCGAAGACGAGATCGAGCCCCTGGCCGGCGCCATCTTCGACACAATCCAGGACAACGAGGGCTACATTTCGGCAGCACTCCTGGCACGGTTCGATGCCAACGAGACATTCCCTCGCCTTCCGTTTGAGCCGATTAACCGCCAGCAGTTTGAGGTGCTGTCCGCCGCCGTGCGGGTGCGCAGGGCTGAGCAAGACTTCTTCGCGGCACTGCAGCGCTACGACCAGGGCGAACTGGTCGAGGCCGGCCCCGCAGGGTGCGATTCTGATGCGTGCATGTTGCCGCTGAAGAAATGAAATTCGCCAGCCGCGACGGTTCCGTGAGCTACGAGGAAGGCCTGAAAACGGCCTTCCAGCTATTTCGCGATGGCCGAATCCAGGAGGCGGCAATGATGTTTCTAGTCTACGCGGATCCAGATGCGATCGGCATCGTCGGCGAGAGCGAGTACAACGCTCTCGCCGATCACTTCAAAGTGATGATGGCAAACGTCGCGCTCTTCAACATGATCTGTAACGAAGAGGCTCAGCCGCTTCTGACCGAGAACGACGAGCCCGCCTACAAGGCGCCGCCGTGGCTTCTCTGATTAGAAGCCCATCTTATCGGCGACGCTCTTGGCCATGTCTTTCGCACCTTCGTCGATGAGGTGTGCATAGCGTGATGTGGTGACTGGACTAGCATGCCCCAGCAGGCTTCCAACCTGCGGCAACGTAAGCCCGGCCTGAGTTATTGCGATCGATGCAAAATTGTGGCGCAGGTCGTGAACCTTTAGGTTCTTGATCTGCGCTTTCTTCATGAGTTCGTTCCAGAGCTTCTGGTAGCCGACGAGGTGCTTGTCCCCGTCCCCGGCGATGATCCAGGGCGAGTTCGATCGCGAGCGCAGCTCCTTGAGGATTACGGTGGCGGCCGGCGGCAGATGCACCACCCGCTCTTGCCCGGTCTGGCCGCCAGTCTTGTGCCGCTCAAACGGGATCACCATCACCTCGGCGGCCTCGTCCAGCCACTCCCACCGGCCCCGGCAGATCTCGCCCACCCGGCAGCCGGTGAGCAGCAGAAGCCGCACCAGCTGGGCGAAGCGCCAGCGCAGCGGCGTCGTGCCCAGCTGCTCCAGGGCCACCAACAGTCGGATCTGCTCCTCCTTGGAGAGGTAGCGCTTGCGCTGGCGCTCAGGCAGCTTCTCGATCCCGTCGCAGGGGTTGGAGTCGTCCGGCCGGAGTTGCCACAGAGCGGCCTTGTTGAAGGCCGCCCGGACGCATTGTAGGACGCGGTTGTGCATCACCGGGGGCAGCCCATCAAGCATCTCTAGGACATCTCGGCGCTGAACCTCTGCCACCCGCTTCCGGCCGAGCTTGGGCGCGATCCGGTTCTCCCACATCTTCTTGTAGGCGTCAGCCGTGGAAGCCCTCAGCAGGGCGTAGTGGCGCTGTTGCATCAGCGGCTGCAGCCAGGCCACCGTGAGCCCCTCACGGGCCTGGTCGCGCTTTCTGGTGGGTGCTCGGCCCTGGGCAACCTCGGAGAGGATCTTCAGCGCCTCCCGGCGGGCGGCGGCACGATTGAGGACGTCGGCCCGGCCGATCTTCTGACTGCGCTGTCGGCCGCCCTGCTCGCGGAACCGCAGATGCCAGGTGCGCAGGCCCGATGGCAGCGTCAGGATCCCCAGCCCCGGCACGGATTGATCGGCTTCCCACTGGTTCATTTTTGCCTCCGATTTTTTCGCGCACATTTCGCACAGATTTGCGCGAAACCGGGTGAAGTTGCGCGAAAACGCGGGAAGTGTCAATGCGTGACACCTCCCGCTAATCGATTGAAATCGTGAACTTTAGTGAGAAGGGAGTGGCGACCCCGGTTGGATTCGAACCAACGACCTAGTGCTTAGAAGGCATTGCGGCGTCTTAAGTATGCAAATAATATGAACGACTTACGAGCGCGTCCATATTTTTTGCACACTATTCGCACAGTTCGTTGCCGAAACAGTCCCACCCGGCTCTTCGGCGCCTTGCGAAAAACTCTGCCTTGGAAGCGCTGGGGTACATCTGCTCAAGGCAGTCTTGAAGCTCTTCGGGTTTCTGACTGTGTGCCTGCTTGGGCGCAAATATCGTCTGCCGTATCGATTCACAGTTCAGGCGCAGCGGCCTACCTTTTGCCGCATACGAGCCGGCGATGACAATCTCGGTGGTCGGTTTCACGATGCTCGGCCGAACGCCTTGCGCTCCAATGGGCGTTCCGTCCTTCTTGGTTTTCACCCAGACGAACGCCACTCCGCGAAAGTGAAGACCGTGGCTGCGCAGGCAGTCGATGGCAAAATCAAGGCGGGGGCATGTCGCCCACATGAACAGAATGCCGTTTTTTGATAGGGGATAGCGCCAGTCGAGAAGATCCTGATCAGAAAGAGTTTGATACTCTTTTCCACAAGCTCCCATTTTGTTTTGATCCCCATAGTAAGACCAGGGGGGATCTGTCACGATTACATCGTAGTCCAAGTAAATAAGTCGAGTCACGACGCTAAGGAGCATAGCACCCCGACTGCGCTTATCGCGCTTTGCTCCGGGGCAAAACAGTGAAGTCTGATGCTCGGGCGTTACTGTTTGTGAAGCCGCAGCTCCCGCGTGACCTCCTACCTCGTTGAGGCGGCAGTCAAGGTGATCGTCTCCTCGGAGCTGGAGCAGGAGGAGCTGATGGCGAACATCTACAGCCAGATCTCCGAGTTCATCGCTCGCGACGAGGATCTCGTGGACATCGAGCTGAATGCGTTCCCACTGCCCGACCAGCATGGCGCCCGACCATCAGATCTCGGAAACGGAACTGATCCCGAGGAAGGAGGCAAAACTCCGGTTCCGTGATCAGATCCTGCTGTCGTGGGACTACAAGTGCGCCTACTGCAATGTCGAACTAGGTCGCTCTGCGACGCTTGATCACGTCATCCCCAAGGCGAAGGGTGGCACCACGGAGCGTCGTAACCTGATCCCTGCCTGTCTGGGCTGCAATGCCCACAAGCAGCATCACGACTGGGCGCCCTGGTTTGAGTCACAGTCCTTCTACTGCGCCCTGAGAGCGCAGGCGATCCACGAGTGGGTCAACCAGCGGAGCTGAACACCGTCCTTACCACTCGCCGTCCCGCTCGATCCTCAGCACAGTGGCATCGGGCTCAAACTCTGCGGCCATGAGCCGGGCGTGGGCGGTGGACTTGGCCAGAACGCGCCAGCTGCCAGTGGTCATGTAAATGGTGTAATAGTGCATCGCGTAATGTGTGTAGTAAGCCTGCTCACTGTAGCGGCATCACCAACTCCCGACCACCTCGACACCGGGATTGCGATCGACATGGTCCGCGACGATCAGCTTTGCGGCATTCAGATCCCTGGTGGCGCACAGCACCCGCGAGGCGTCGCGGGCAACGTGCCAGCCCTGGTCGTCGGTGAAGACGTACACCGGGCCGTTGGCTATGGGCTGCTGGTCGGTCATCGGCCCAGGAGCTGGTCGAGGTAGATCTCGGCCTGCCACAGGTCGCTCGAGTAGCGGCAGGTGCCGTGGGCGCAGGAGCGGTAGAACAGCTCGCCGCCGCCGGCCGGCTCCATGGTTTCGATGGAGCCACCGTCGCGCTCCATCCGGCTGATCACAAGCGGGCTGGACATGCCTTGAACACGCTGCATTGCGCGGCGAACCTCCCGCCAGTCTGCCGGGCTTCCGGCCAGCCGAAGTCGCATTCAGCACTCACCGGCAGCCAGTGGATGCACTGCCAGCACATGGGCCGATCGTCGACTTTCTTGCCAAGCCTCCGGCGGAAGTCGGCATAGATCCGTTCAGCGCGGAACACGGCCTCCGCCAGCTCTGCTGTCTCCAGGCATGCCTTGTGCTGCTGGCTGGGCAAATTTCCGATACGGATCCGCAGATGCCACACGCCATGCACCTGATCGAGGATCATCCTGCCGGCGTGGTAGCGCTTCTGCGTCACAGGAGTGTTTGCACCTTGCGTCGGAGGTCGTCCAAGGTGCCGTCGTTCTCGATTACAGCATCGAACTGGAATCCTGCCAACGCACCCTCTGACACATGGCCGGTGATGTCGGCGACACCAGGCCTAGTGACAAGCCAGATCTGGCCAGCGCTGAGCCTGACTTCGTTGGCCTCGTTTGGAAAGCGCACGTCGTCAACGCAAACCCTGTCGTGCTCACGACACGCCATTCGCCAGGCGTGGACCCAGAGCCCTGGGTTGATGCAGTTGCGGCCCCACTCGGTGCCGAGGGTCTGCAGGATGTGGCGCACGGTCACGCCTAGCTCAGGGATGACCACCTCCTTGCCATGCCACACAAGGTGCTCCGCTTCCGGCCGGTCGTAGCCGATCTGGGTGAGGAACACGACGACCATCCGCTTGAGCGGGCCGGCAAAGGGCACGGTGGCGTAGCCGTGCTTCTGGAGGATCTGCGCCACGGTCGTTTTGCCGCTGCCGGGCGCTGGGCTGTAGAGGCCGATGAGGGTCATGATGCGAGCTGGCGGGCTTGCTGGAGGGCTTCAGAGTGGGTGGAGCACGGCGATCCCCACGTCACCGTGGCGCCATCGAAGCACCAGGGCATGAAGCCGAGGCCGAGGCTCCCGTCCTGGGGGTGGACGCCGTAGCAGGGGTGCGTCTGGCCGGCGTACCGGCCTTGTTCAGAGTGGATCATTCGTCTTCCACCTCGATGACACCGAGCACGCTGATCTGGCGGTCGGGGTGCAGCTGGCTGGCGTTCCAGTGGGCGTTGGTGGCGCCATTGCCCCACACGTTGGCGTACTCGCGGCTGCCGTCAGGGTGAACGATCTGGACTCGGTAGAGGGTCATTGGTCTGTGGTGGGGTCGATGAGCATCTGCCGGATGCGCGAGGCCGTGAATGGCCCCGTTGCGATCCGGTTCCAGATGCAGCGCATGGCTGCTCGGGCGAGCTTTTCGCTGACGATCGACTCAGTGGTCTGCATTGCACCGACCACGGCCTCGAGGGTGGCGGTGAACAGCACAGGGTCTTTCTGCATCAACGCATCTCGCCATGCAGCGATTTCGCCCAACCCGCGATAACCGAAACCTTTCATCGACATCAGCTGCTCACTTGTTGCCAGCATGATCTGCTCGGCAGTGTTGTGGCCGTTCCTGCGGAGCGTGTTGATTGTGCGTGTCGAGAGATAGTGTGGAGTTTCAGGGATAAGCCTGAAGTCGTCTTCAGTGGGGTGCATGGATAGTTTTAAGGTGATCGATCAATTCCTGGCGTGTCCGCCAGATGGGTTGCTCGTCGACTTTGCGCTCCATTTCGTCAATCGAGCGCTGGATCCCCTTCTGGAACCAGTATCGGCTGATGGCCGCAATCTTAGGAGCTTGCTCCATAAGCTGCTCCCAGATCTTGTCGGGACACTGCGTCCAGTTGACGTCGTCTCGCAGGGTGCCCCAGGGCGAGAGCACCGCCTGCAACTCGTCGCGCTTGCTCACGTCCATGACCTAGAGGTGACGAATTCGAGGTGGTCAATCAGCCACTGGGGTGGGTTGCCAAACCAGTGACACCCCCACCAAACAGGGAAAGTTCTGATGCGGTTGTCGCTGGTTGGCAGATGAACTTCAAACCAGCACTCTTGATTGGTATTCATCCAGTGAAATGAGCCAATGCGCCCGTAGTCAGAGGTGATTTCGATCATGGTCTTCGGCGTCAAGCCAGATGATTTGATTGAACCAGGGTCCGTATTCGTCGAAGGCTTTGTGCTTCGCTTCCGTGAAGCTGGCAGCTGTCACGAAGTCGTAGATATTCGACTGCGGGATGGAGAAGTGGTAGTGGCGTTCGGTCATTCGCAAACGGGCATGCGCCCAGCAATGGGGTTGTCAACCACCTTGCAAACGGTGGTGTGGCTTTGGACGATCGCGGCGACCGTCATCACGGGGATAAGAAACAGAAGCAGTCGTGTCATGGCGTTTGACGTGGACGAGGCCATCATGCCGACGCATCACCAACCAGTGGCAGCGGTTGTTGCAAATCTTCACGCTTGTAGAGGGCGCAATCCCTGGCAAACGCTGGGCCGCAAAGGTCGAACTCGGGGAAGTGGTACGTGCATTCGCCCTTGCTGGTGGCGAAGTGCTGGCAGCTGGTGCAGTAAGTCTCGCCACGGAGGCTGGCCAGCCGCTCACCTCCGTGGCGACCCTTCCAGATGCTGAGCACGGTGTACTGAGAGCAGCCGACGATCTCAGCGGCCCTCGTTGCGTTCAGCTTGCGTGGCAGCGCAGAGATCCAGACAATCTGGTCGTCACTGAGTGGAGGCATGGATAATGTGGTGCGTACTTGCTTGAAATGAGATGGGCTTCGGAGAATGGCTTAGAGCCGATGCGTCGATCGAAGACAAGCTGCAGGATGAGCTGATGGCACGCCAGGAAGACCCACGCACAGCCATGCTTTATAGACTGTGCCGACAGCTACAGCACCAACTCCAGGCAGCGGTAAACGAGATCGCCAGGCTGGAGGTGGAGCTGATGAAGCACGAGCCCGGCGTGAGCGATCGGCACATGGAGATGGCCGAGGGGCTCATGGCTGAGTTCGGCGTCTCGGAATCTGCTCCCAGCCCCTGACCATCCCACCGTGATCCCTTGGCTCGGTGACGGCGTCTTCGCAGCCGCAGACGCCGCAACGGCCCATGTGGTAGGTCGCCAGATGGCTGGCAGGGCCGACCCAGCGCCCATCGATGTAGAACCCGCACAGCAGGCGGGCGCAAGGGTTGCAGATCCAGTCAGGGGAGTTCATCGGTCGGTGGCATCCGCGCCGGAGGATAACCGCCAAGCGGCCGATCGCGCCCACGGCTCACCGGGGCGCACCTGATCCCAAGGCATCAGCATCCCCGGCATTCGCATGCCCCATCGCACCTGCCCATGCAAGTCGGCATCAGCCTCGGCGGGGAGGCGATCGTCGATCCAGGTGGGGTTGGTCATGGCAGCGGCAGGGCATTGGCGAGGAGGTCGGCGCGGATCGTGCGGCGCTCATCCCAAATGCCCTTGAGCCTCTCTGGGTCATCAAGATCTGAAAGAAGTGGTTCTGGCGCCACTCAATCGGCAGCGGCCCTCAGGGCGGCGGCGACTTGGTCGGAAACGTACCCGCGCTTATCAAGCGAGTCGTAGGCGTCCAGCACCGCCTGCGCCGCAGGACTCAGCTCAGCCACGCTCCACCTCCTGGCGCAGGATGCTGGCGGTGGCGCCGTAGCCAATGGCGTCAAACCACTCCGCCACAGCCAGGATCGCGGCGCGGGCGTCATCGAGGGGGTA